AAGAAGGGGATGTATCAGCGTCAAAAGCAAATTGAATAATATCATTTTGTGCTATATTATTAAAACTACCCATTGTATTTGTTATAGTGCTTTCTGTTCCCGCTGCAAATTTTTTAATGGCTTTATTTGAACCATTGTCAGAATAAGCAATCAAGGCATTATTTAAAGAACTGTGTGTAGGTGGAGAATCTTCTGTGTCAGCAATTCCATATTGAATAGGGTTACTTGCATCAACAGCAGTTATTTGTTTTATCTCCCAATACCATTTACCACTTGATGCAGCTAATGTTCCTCTACAAACACCTGTAGCATTAACTACTTTTAAATTACCTTCACTAAATGTTAAGTCACTTGTATCAGTAGTATCTAAAGGATTCCAAGTTAAAAAATTATTAGTACAGGTATCAGTAGATTGATCTGTTGCTGCTAGGTTAGTAGCTGTAAAATCTGTTCCACCACTTTTATCATTACCTAAATTACCACTATCTTCAAAATCTAAATAAAATCCATTAGTGCCTAAACTTAAAGTAGATACACTTTTAGGTTTCCATATTGTTGGACTATCTTCATCAAATTCACCAAATGAGCTTGGTGTTAATGCTTGACCATCAACTAAAACAACTTCTGCCATATAACCATCAAAATTTTTACCATCAGTATCATTTACATAACTACCTATACGAATTGCATTACCATCTTTATTCATATAACTATCATAATTTTGCGTTGGGTATACACTTGCTGAAAATGAAGTTTCCTCTACATTATTAACATATAACCTCATTCTATTTGCTTGTGTAGAATTTTCAGTATCCCAAACACAAACTATATGATACCATGCTGAAGGATCTCTAAAAACTCTATTTGTCCTTAGGTAATAATTATTACCATCATAAAGTTCTGTGCTTAAAATCTCTCCTCTAAAATAAACTGTTGTCTCACCTGCTGCAGATAATAAGTATTCGTGAGTGGATGAAATTTGTGATCTTTTAACCCAACAAGAAAAAGTCCACTTTCTTCTATTTCCATCGCTACTTGGAGTTTTAATAAGTTCTGCATCATCATCATTATTAAATCTTAATGAATTAGCTACGTTATAACCTGTTGATAAAGTATTCGCACCTAGTATAGTAGGCATTTATTAATCCTCCAATGTTGGTAATTCACCCAAAGGTCTTGTCACACTTCCGTCTTCTTGCTCGGTATATGTATATAAAGTCTCTAGTGCAGGAGTGTCAGAAGCATTTGTGATTGCTGTCTCCATCTCTGCTTGTTTTGCTCTCACAGCGTCTCTATGAGTTGTGATCGAACTTGGTATTGCTGTGTCTTTTTCTGCTTTTCTTGTGATGTACCAATCTGTTATATCTAATTCGCTCTTTGCTTGTGATTTAATTTGTCTAATTAATATTGTTTTAAGACCCTCTACAGCAACATCACCTACATCTTTACCCTCTGGTATATCACCATCTGTTTTATCTTGTTCTGTCCATAAAGTGTCAGCGTGTGCCTTAGCAGTTGCGTCACCGTAAGAACCTGTAACCTTACTACCATCAAAGGCATAAGTTATATTTGTATTGATGTACCATTTTTTATCTTTCTTTTTAGACTCATCTATCTCGACAGCATAGATACCGATAGCATTTCTCTCTGCTTCTGTCCATAAAGTAAATATTGTTCTAGGATGTTGAACACCATCAACGGTAATACCTCTATTACCATTTAACATTCTTGTAATTGATCCTGATTCTACTAATGCAAACATAATATTAACTTAAAGTTAAGTTTAAGTTTCTCCCTACTTCTAACCATTTTGATCCGTTATATCTGAAAACAAAAAGGTCGCCTTTTGAGGCAGTTGTTGTTAATGTCGGTGCTGTATCTTCAGCAAATTCGTATGCGGCGTTGAATGACACCGTTCTTGATCCTGTGCCGTCTTGTATAATTAATAAACTTATGAAAGCGCCTGCAACACCACCAGAAGCAGCACCTAGTGTTCTATTTGCACCTAGTGTCACCTTGGCAACAGGTTGTGTGATTGCGTTCCAAGATATTGTTGAGGCATCTGTTAGTGTCGCCTCTGCGTTGTAGGCAGCAGCAGAAAATACAGCCGCACCTGAATTTGACATATCTAGAGTTAATGAGGTTACAGCAGATCCACCATCATCACCTTTAAATATAATATCTTTATCTTGCACACCAGCAGTTATGACAGCATCACTAGAACTATTTGTAAATGATAATATTGATGTACCGTCATCTTTAAATATTACATCAGCACCATCAGCGTCTAATACGATATCACCACTTGAATCTAAAGTTATTGTTGTACCATCTGCTTCAAAAGTACCATCTGCTGTGATCGTGATATTAGCAGCGGCAGCTGAATCATCTGTGGTTACGATTGATAACGTACCGTTTGTTCCTGCTGTAAATACAGCAGTATCGCTAGACGATCCTGTCATAGTGATTACTTTACCATCTACGGCAACATCATCTACTGTTAGAGCAGATAAAGTTCCTAATGAAGTAATATTTGTTTGAGCAGCAGTCGTTAGGGTTACATCAGCAACATATGTCTTAACTCTTGACATAGCAGTTTTTCTGTTTGTACCACCTGCACCATCATCTACTATCAACAAGTCAGCGTCTGCTAAACCAGCGCCAATATCTGTTCCGCCATCTATATCTAAATTAGCTAATGAGAAAGCGCCAGCAGAAGCACCAACGTAAGTCAAGATTCTTGAAGCAGCCATTTTTCTGTTAGTACCACCAGCACCATTATCAACTATGAATAGATCGGCATCAACTAGTGCTTCACCTATATCAGTTGAACCATCAATGTCAAGATTTTCTACCGAGAAAGCACCTGCAGAGGCACCCATATATGTTTTAACTCTAGATGCAGTTGCCTTTCTCATTGTGCCACCTGCACCGTCATCTATCAAAAATAAATCAGCATCAGCAAGAGCAGCACCTATGTCTGTCGCACCATCAAGATCGATATCAGCTACATTTATAGAGCCGTCTGGAAATACAGGTGATTGTGAGAAGGTTACAACACCAGATGATGATATAGCAATTGCGTCAGCATCACCAGCTGAACCAATGTTACCATCGTTAGGTATTGCGATTGCACCAGTTGTTGTAATACTTGTAGCAGTTAATGCCTGAGCAGCGATTGTGCTACCAGATAAAGCAGTGAAAGTGTTTGCAGTAAATCTGAAATCATCAGCACCTGCAATCTTAATATCTATCTGGTCATCCGTATCAGCAGTAATCGAAGTATCGCCGTCAAGATCGATAATCATCTCATTGGCGTTTAGATCAATTAGTTGTGCCTTTGTTAGTGCCATTTTTTTCCTTTACTATGGTTTAGTCGGCCAAGTCACGTTATCGCATTTGTCAACCGTGTCTTTGCCTTCTGGTAAATCTCTTAAATTTTGTCTGTAAGTTTGCATATCAGACGACATAGTGACATCTGATAAAGCATAAAAATCTGTTTCTGCAAGAAGTCTATTTCTTTTTTCTCTTAATCTTGCCTGTGCTCTTGCAAGAGCACCGTCTGCCCACGCCTGTTCTTCAGCGTCTCTAGCAGTCTCTTCCTCTGCTGTAAACTGTACTATTTCCCCATTTATATTGTGATATCTTGGCATTTAATAATTCCTTTTAATACTATTTATAATCATTTTCTAACTGATCCCATATAAACATATGTCGCCAGAGTCTATGTTGCCTGTGCTCATTTTAAATTGTACTGCATCTATTGCCGAAGTTGTATTAAAATAACCAGCACCTACACTTCTTATAGAAGCATCTGGACTAGCATTTCTCATAGTGCTAGAATCAGAAGTAAAATGTTTTACAAATGTTGTGGATGATGGATTAAATAGATGTAATGTTCCACAACAACCATTATCAGAATCACTACTATTGGTGTATGCTAAAGTAGCATCTGATGTAGATTGAGCTAAATCATATCCTGTTAAATAACTAAATAATGTTTCAGCAGCATCTTCAATATGATATGCTCTAAAATGTGTAGTCGTTGCTGTAACACCATAAGAACCTCCCGTATTTGTAGAAGTTTGAAAAACAAAAGAAGCGTCAGAAGCTGGATGCATATTATTAAAAGTAAATAAATATTCTTTATAAGTAGAATCTAATACTACATCTGATGTTCCGTTAACAAAAGATAAAGTTGCACTAGAACTAGCAGTTAATTTTTTTATAAAAGTCATAGAACTACCAATGCCAGCTGATATAGCGCCTGCGTCAAATATTGTTGTTCCGTTTGAAATTAATCCCATTTTATTTTATCCCATACATTTTAATTGTTCCTGAGTCTATATTTCCTGAACTCATCTTAAATTGTATTGCATCAATGGCTGAAGTTGTATTAAAATATCCAGCAACATAATTATCTATTGCATAATCATCCTTATGATAATTTGATGATCTACTAATAAAATGTTTAACAAAAGTTGTATTACTTGGATCAAATAAATGTAAAAAACCAACTCCATTTTCATCATTACCATTACCATAATTACTTTGAAATCCTTGAAAACTAGTTGATTGTGCTAAATCTTCTGCTGTTCTATATCCTAAATTTGTAGCACTATCTGCTTCATTGTGATAAGCATTAAAAAAACTTGTTGTCATAGTTACTCCATAACTTGATCCTGTATCAGTTGATCCTTGAAAACTAAAAGTAACATTATCTGTTGCTGGGTGTATGTCTGTAAAATGAAATTGATACTCATCATAAGTGTTATCAAATACCACACTTC